AGGTTGACGTAGCGGCCCTCGGGTGCGCGGGTCATGGCGCACAGGTGCTGCAGGCCATTGCACGAGCCGTCGAAGGCTACCGGGAGGTGGCAGACGTACGACGGATTGTCCCATGCGTTGACCAACTCACGGGCTGCAGCGAGGAAGGCGAAGGGCTTGTCGGCCTTCGTCCATTCGGTGTTGTGCAGAGGACGCGCAACGATGTCCCGCAGTAGCTCGATGTTGTCGTTTGCCCACTGCACGCGCACGTGCATCGGCTGCTTGTCGAGCTTCTGCTCGCCGCTCCAGGTATTGGCTGCTTGGAGCTTGAGGTGATAGATGCCTCGCTCGCCCACAGGCTTGCCGTTGGCGAACAGGAACATGCCGCGCACATAATCCTCGCGCTGGAAGTTGAACTGCGTGAGGTAATAAACGCGACCGCGCCAGTCGAGGTTCATCGGAGTGTAGAACTGGTCAGCCAGTTGCATGCGACGGGCCACGCTCAGGTCGATGTTGAACTTGAGACGTGCAGCCTTGTCGATGCGGTTGCGCTTCTTCTCGGTCTTGATCTGCGCAGCGCGGCGGCCCTGCTCTGCTTTGGTCATTGCGGCCCACACGTCATCCGGGGAGCGCGGGGTGACCTTCCTCGGCTGCTGCGGAGGAACGCCCTTAACCTGGATGCCGAGGTGATCGCATTCCTGCAGGACGCCGAGGAGCCAGCCGTTGAGCTTGTAAGGAACGCTCTGCAGGCTGTTGACCGCACGCATGACACCATCCATCTGGCCAGTGCGAATGGCGTGCTTGATGGCGGCCACGGTCTCTTTGTGCAGCGTGCGGACCAAGGGGACCGCGACGGTGGCATAACGCCTGTCTTCTGCAATCTTCGAATAGAAGCCCGTCCAGTCCTCAGGCTTCACAGTGCGCGGCTGATACACTGGCGACTTGAGCACGGCATCGTTGACGACGTCGTCCATCATGGTCGCAGCTTCGTCAGTGACGGTCCAAGCCTTCTCGCTATCGTTGGGGATTTCGCGAAGCTCGAACACGTCGGGCAGCGCCTGCAGGAGGATGTTCACGCCCCACTGGCCAGCGTGCAGGCGCATGGGTCGCGTCCATTCCTCCATAGTGAACCCAAGGCGGCTGGAGGCGTCTTTGATCACCTTGGCCTGCCGAAGCTTCACGTTGGCGAAACGCTCGCCAGCGGCCTTCGTAATGGCCCCTGCGGCCTTCTTATCGGTGACGAGCAGCTTGGCCATGTAAGCCTCGGTCCACAGTGCGCCACCAATGGCCAGAGCGGCATCACGGTGGGTGTGTTCGAGGGCGACGCTGTTGAGCGCAGGCATGAGGCACGCCAAGGCGATCACCTCGGGCTGCAGGCCCCTAAGGACACGCTGCAGCTTGAACTCCATGCTGTCGGAGCGGAGCTTGGCGTTATTGTTCAATGCATCAATCACACCAGCCGTCACGGCCTTAAGGCTGCGCTCGGTGAGCTTGCGTGCACCTAGGGTGCTGCTGAACCCTTCGTTGGTCCTAGCGCGCTTGTCTTGGGTGTTGATCTTTTTAACGGCGAGGTCGAATTCCAGAGTAGACGGAATGGCGTTCATCGGGGAACAGTTCCTTTTGTCTTGGCTAAACGTCCCCCGGCTCGGCCGGTAACCCTTTGATCGGGCGACATAAGTGGTGCTGGGGAAGTGTTTTGACAGGTGGAAGGTATCAGGGCCGCAAAAGGGCCCGCCGTAGCGAGCCCCGGATTGCTGTATAGTTACTGGAATTAGATTTACAAGGGGAAGCTTTTTGACAGCGGTTTTGCAGACCGGCGCGTAACCACTCCGCCACGTGGCCCCATTGCCAAGAGCCTGTACTATAAGGCTTTCTTGAAAGCAACCACTTCGCTGCTGTCGGGAATTTTGCTCTCGCCCCCAAGCGTTGGGGTGAGAAATTCGACGGCTTGGACGAGGTCTTCGCTCTCCACGTGGACATACTTCTCGGTCGTCTTGTAGCTGCTATGTCCCATGAATGATTGGATTTTTGCCGTCGCCATGCCCTGCTTGGTCAGGTAGGTCGCAGCCGCGTGACGTGCTCCATAAAGCGTGAGGTTCGGCGGCAACCCAAGCAAATCCCTTGCGACGTCGAACCTAGTGCGCGAGCGGCTGTAGTTTGGACGCCATTCGTTCCCGATAAGTGCTCGCACCTCTCGCGCCAGCGCAGGCGTAATAGGGATGTCTCTGGGATGATTTGTCTTGGTCCGATCTAGCTTGATCCAACCCACCTCGGAACCATTTCCCGCCTTGCTGATGGTGATCATGTGAGGCTCCAGCCCCGCGAATTCCGACCACCGCATGCCGCTGGCGCACAGGGTCCGCACGATCAGCGCTTCCTCGGGCCAGCCCTGCTCCAGGTAATAGCGAACGAGCAGCGCTTGCTGGTCTTGGGTCATAAAGTAGATGCGGGTCTCGATGGTCTCTTGCCACGGCACCTCGGGCACCCGGAAGTCCCCATAGACCTTCGGGCGCGACGCGGCCCACGTCAGGACGGCGCTGGCCATGGTCAGGTAGCCGTTGATGGTGCGCCCCCGCAGCTTGCCCGTATCGTTGCGACGGTTGACCACCTTGCGCTTGCGCAGGGCCGCCACAAGCCCGTCGAGGTCCTCAGTGCTGACGTGCGCGACCGGCACATGCCCGATGTGCTCAATCACCCAATCGAGCCTGCGCTGTCCGCTGACGTCGCGGCCCTGCAGCCAGACGTCATGCTTCTGTCGCATGTCCTCGGCCGCCTCTTTGAACGAGGGGCCCTTGGCTTCCTCGGCCGACTGTTGGGGCCATAGGCCCGTCGCGCGCGCGTAGGTCTCTGCAGCCTCGGCCTCGGCCTTGCTGTCGAAGGCGCGACGCATGCGCTTCTCAGGTTGACCCTTGACGCGCCACCAGAAGTCTACGGCCCATCGGCCCGTGTGCTTCTTCGTGCGGCTGTCGCGTTCTGCAAATGCCATTTCAACACCTCCAGCGGATAAGCTCTGCGATCAGAAACGCCAGCATAAAGCCCGCCATTTCATAACCGAAGGCATGCATGTGATTAGCCCTTGCAATAAGAGCGGAGCACAGTGACCCACTGGCGCACCAGCGTGCGGCCCTTGGGCGTGACCTTGACGTTATGCTTGCGCAGGTCGAACGGGTCGCGTTCGTTGGTGACCAGCGAAAGGCCTTCCTCTTTGTGTCGGTTGAGTGTGCCGATATCTAGAATGTTGCGCGTCATGACACTGGGCGCGATGTCGCCAATGCCAGCGTATTCGTTGACGCCTAAGCCTTCTTCCTCAGCAATAAGTAGGAACGTGCGTAAGTAGCTAAGGGGAACGTCGCGGCGCATGGTATAAAAAGGCTCTAAGGCAAGTCGGAGCGCGCGAGCGGCTGCGCGTTCTTCGTCGGAAAGCATTGGCTTGAAAGACTGGTGCGCGGGCATGGTTACAGTTCCTCAGGGTGAAACCCGGGGAACTATATGCTCCCCGGGAATTCAGTTGTCAAATAAGCAGTTTCAGGCAGGCCGATAAATCTTCGGACATAAAGGGCAGCATGATCAGCAGCCCGTGCCACATGAACAGCGCTGGTACCTTCTCCTGGACCTCCAGGTCAAGCTCTCCAGTCGCTTCGTGCGTCTCGATCACCGTCGCAACAACACCCGTAGGAACACTGCCCCAAGGCGTTTCGTAAGGTTTGTGAAAGGTGAAGCGTGTACCCAACTCGATAACCGGCGCTGTCACATCGCTGTCGATAATCGTGGATACAAGGTGGCCCGTTTGGTCAATGGTGATGATCGGTCGCATATTCCCTACAATGCCTTCCCCGGGGCCTTGACTGGCAGCGTGCCACGTGTGCGCCGGAATTGTGTTGCTCTAAAGCACTTACCCGTTTCGTTCTCAAGTGCGCACTTCGACTCATCCGTAATAATGCGGGTGCATACGCGGTATGCATCGAAGTGCCACTTATTCCCTATGCCGTGAATTGACGCCGCAGCGTCGATGCTGCAGCCATCCAAGCCCGGTCGGAGTTAGTGTAAGAGCCAAGGCGCTGCGAGGGCCTACGGGGCCGTGCAGGCGTGATAATCCAGAGCAAGCCGTCTTCGTCCTCCTCAATTCGAAACCCGGCCTGTTGAGCTTCCAAGGCGTATTGAGCGATAGTCATAAAGCGTGGTCCCTTCCCATATTTCCCAATGCCTCAAGGCGCGTAGGCTTTCACCGCGCGCCGTAAGGTCTCGATTGTTGGCGAGATCAGCCGTAGGGGTTGCGCTTGAATTGCGCGTAGTATTCTGCACCCGCCTCAACGTAGTCACGTGCAGCCGCAACCGTTGACGCATAGCTAGACACGCGACCGAACACCCATAGGAATTGACCGTTCGGTGACGGCTCAGTGCGCACGAAGGCGTCAACCTTGCATTCAAGCTGCAGCCAATGATTGCCTAGGCGCTTCCAAACGAATTGCATGGCCTAGGCTTCCTTAATGATGCATCGGCCGTCAGTGAACCACGTTGCCGTGACCTTGCCCGATGGGAAAGCCTCGCGAACGGCAACGCCCGTAATGTCGATAATGGGACGCGCGGCCGAACCGGCAACGGTTGTCCGCTCGTTACGCGGCAAGGCTTCAAACGCTGCAGCGTCAACCACGGAAAGCCTAAGCTTGCCTTCGTGCCACGCACGGCGCACGTGCGCACCATGGGTAAAGCCGTGATCAATTAGGCGCTTGCCCTCTAGCCATATCCGCGTGCCCTCGCCCGCGCGCGTCTTACCTAGCGTGTGATTGAATGTTGCCATGTGATTGCCCTTTCGGTTCCTAGTAATGCCTCAAGGCACGTAGGCTTGCGCCGCGTGCCGTAAGGTCTCGAATGTGTCGCGCGTCAATGCACGAATAGCGAAAGCAGTAGAAGCAACAGCGCAAGCGTTAGGAGCATCGCCAAGCCGCAAAGGCGTTCTGTGATCATGCGAGCAACCTCGCAATTGCACCCGCTCCGTAGGCCATTGCGCCAAGCCATAGCGCGATCACAAAAGCCGCGTGCCATGTGTCCCCGGTCATGCTGCAGCCCTCGCATTGAAGGCGTTCACCTTGCCAGCCGCGCCATGTGCAACGATTGCGATATCAACCTTTGCCTTTGCGCCGTTGCCCCCACACGCCTTGCACGCGGCGCACGTTGTCTTTGCGCCAGCCTCTTTAGATGCAGGGCACGCAATTTCACGCGGGAGCATACGATCACCCGCGCGCATTACGCGGAACGTGCGCCAGCCTTGCGCCTTGGCTAACTCTTGCTCGAAAGCGTTGTCACATGACGCCATGCAAAGGTCGCGCAATTCGTCATTGGTGCGCCATTGGTGGGTGTAGCCAGTATGGCCCTCAGTGAACGCGACAAGGGCACGCCACACATGCGAGGGGACTGCAGCCGGATCACCATAGGAGCCAAGGCGCACAACCTTGCCCGACAACGCGAGCGCTGCAGCGTGCTCGTTAAGCTCGGGATACAAGCCACGTTGCGCAGCCTTCCACACAACTAGCGGAGCTTGGAAAACTGTCACGTAGCAAGAGCGTTCTGAGCCATCATTGTTCGGGCCGCGATGAATGCACGTGCCGCAAATGCTGCGATCATTGCCAGACTTCACAGCGTCAACCGGGGACATGTCGTCACGCAAAATCCAAGTCTGCACTTCGCCGCCCGTCTTAGAGTTACGCGAGCCCTTGGCGATGCCGGTAGCGATTGCGATGATTGGTGCGCCGTCAAGCATCGACGGGCCGCGATAGAAAATGATGCCGTTGGATTGAGCGATAGCCATTGCGTGGAAGCCTTTTGACAGATGGAAGCTATTAGGACAAAGCGAAGGCGTTAGGCGGCAATCAGGATGCCGGGGAAGTCAGCCGCGCAACGGAGCGCGATAGCCCTTGCCGCCTCGCGTGCAGCGTCCGAAGTGGTGAACGTGCGAAACTCTTGCGCAGCGCCTTGGGGCACGCGACAACCGACCATGCGGCCCTTTTCGGCGCGCAACGTGATCATGGGCAGGTAAGCGATTGCGCCGTTGCGAACGATAGACTTGGACGAAGCGTGCATCTTGATCATGGTCTCATTCCCGTTGTTCGAGCGCACTAGCTGCGCCGTTGGAATGTTTCTACGGGCTCGCAGCCCTCGCCGTCTACGCACAAGAATGCATGGCTGCCATCCAGGTTTGCATAGCTCAGGCTGGTCGGCCGATGTGCCCCTAGGAAGCCTTAGGAAGCCCGGGGAAGCGTGGTTGCCCCTTGGGGCACATTGGTGCGCCTTGGCGTGTGTGAGCGCCTTGGGGGCCATTGGGGGCCATTGGGGGCCATAGGCTGATTGAGCGGAGTTTCGCCTATAACAGCCGATAAGCCGGGGAAGTCTGATAGGGCTAGATATGGTAGGCCCTCGCCCCTAGGCCCATAGGCAGCCGATGCAACCTAGGTAGCGTGTGCGCCCCCATGCTACCTATGTGGCCCATGGCCCATGGTCGACTAGCGGTCCTATGAACCGATGGGCACATAGCAATATCAATGACTTAACACCGTGCATGGGTTGACGGCTTGGGGGCATGGGAACGCAACGGGTCCCATCCGGCCCCATGGGACCCTTTTTGGGCGCAATCGTGGCGCGAATTTGAAAATCAAGGACTAAAGGGCCGCCGCCTCCGCCGAGCTTACGGCTGCACTGTGCGACCTCGGGACCCTTAGGTTCCATTGGGTCCCATCGGTTCCATCTCCAGGTCAAGGACCATCGGTTCCATCGGAGGACCCCGGTTCCATCGGGCCGTGTCGAGCCTCGCTTGACCTCGGTTCCATCAGGAGCGCTCCTCACCTTACCTTGGTACCTCTAGGAGGCTCTGAATATGCTCTTATTCAATGATATCAATTACTTATCAGGCAAGCGGGGGGACGTATAGAATGAGGAGCCTCAGATGCTCCCTGTACCCCTTAGGGGAACCTAATCCTCCTATAGAGGAATTATTATAGTAACCATCAAGATAGTACCTAAGGGTACATAAGGAGCCTCTCTTGCCCTTAGAGACTGCTACGACAATCGACCAGTTGGTGACGACAAATCCAGCGCCCTCAGACGGCATGAACGCAGCCGACGACCATATGAGGATGATCAAGAGTGTCCTGAGGAATACCTTCCCGGGCGCTGACGGTCCTCTTGGAACTGCGGCCGGTGGATTTCTCTCTCGCACTTCAGGCACGGTGTCAGCGCCAGCCTACTCCTTCGCAGAGGAGCCCACCTTGGGCATCATGCGCGAGAGCGCTGGTGTCATGAAGGTTGTTGGTGGAAAGCTGAAAGGCGGCTCACCGACTGGTGGGTTGCATATGTTTCTCGTGGAGCCCCCGGCACTCGGCAAGGGCGCTGTAGGCACTGGCCACGATTACCTGGAGCTTGACGGCTCGACGTGGCCGAACTCGGCATTCCCTGATCTGGCCACCCACCTCAACCAAGGTGGCACCACGTTCACTCTGCCGAACGCTTACGCCACTGGTCGCTTCCCGCGCTCGCGCACCGCTACGGTCGCCGCAGGCACCGCTCAGGCGAACACCGTGGGTCCCCATACGCATCCCGACGTCACCCCGACGACGGCTGCGGAGACCCAAGAGCATACCCACGGCGTCTCAGGGACGACCGGCGTCGATAGCCCCGACCACACCCACAACGTCACCGTTGGCGCTTGGAATAACTCCACGACTGGCGGCGGCTCGTTCACGATTAACTCGGGTGCGACCACGGTCGGCACAGGCGGCGCAAACCAGCGCCATCAGCATTCGTTCTCAGTAACGTCCGGTGGCCGCTCAGCGACGCACAATCACACCGTCACCGTGAGCACCCCCGCCAACACAGGCACGACCGAGACGCGCCCTGAAGCGCTCAGCGTCGTCCTCTGCATCAAAACGTAATCCCGCGCCCGCGCCTCTGATCCGCATATCCCTGCCCCTTCGGCGGGGCGGCTAGTCATGCGCGGGCTTTTCGTCAGGACTTCGATGCCCATAGTGCGACTTCGGGATGTTGCCAAGACTGGCATCGTCACCGACCAAGACCCTTACAACCTCCCTGTCGGCGCGTTCTCTTCGGGCGTGAACGTCAGGTTCAGGAACAACAAGATTTCATCTGCTCCGGTCTTCCGCGCCGTGAAGCAGCCTCTCGCCTTCCCCTATCCGCGCTACGCCTTCACTGCAGGTCGCTCGCAGTCCAACAACGATCTGTTCTTGGGCTACAAGAATGGCCGCGTGACCTACTACTCGAACGGCGAAGAGACCGACTACTCCCCGACCGGATATTCGGACGTCGAAGCCGAGGCCAACTGGACCTCCTACACCATCGGCAACTTGGTCTACGTCAATCGCGCAGATCGGCCGCCGTGGTTTCTGCTGCCGACCGACAGCCAGTTCAAAGACCTCAGCGCTGCGACATATGCCGCGCCCTCGGACGCATGGGACCCAACGTGGTCCGCACGCATCATCGCTCAGTGCGGTGGCGCTGTCGTCGCCCTCAACTTGCAGAAGGGCCCTGCGTCATTCCCCACAATGGTGAAGACCTCGTCCATCGTACAGGACGGCCAGTATCCTGCGTCGTGGGATGAGACCCTACCTAACACGCTCGCCACAGAGAACATCCTGCAGGCGATGGACGGCGGCATCACTGACGCCTGTCAGCTTGGCAGCGACCTGATCATCTACGGTCAGCGCGAAGCATGGCGCATGCACGCCGACGGTTCGACGTTTGTGTATTCGTACACGAAGCTCTCGTACGCAAAGGGTGTGCTGAACACCAACTGCTCCATCGAGCTTGACGGCAAGAACTACTGCTTCGGCATCGACGACATCTGGGTGCACGACGGCATCTCTGAGCAGAGCCTCTGCGACGAGAAGGTTCGCGACTTCATCTACGGCTCGCTGAACATCTCGCAGGCCGACAAGTGTTGGGTGCAGTTCAATCCGCGCCTCAACGAGATCATGTTCGGCTACGTGTCGGGCGACCCTCTCGTGAAGTTCAAGAACGTCAACGGCTGCAATCGCTCCGCGACCTACAACATGACCACGCAGTCGTGGACCTTCGACGACATGCCGTCCATCTTCTCGTTTGACGATGGTCCTGTGTCCAACCTGCTCACCTACGAAACCGTCACGGCTTCTTACGAAGACATGGGTGGCTCGTATCAGGATCAGGAAGACGGAGGCAAGCGCATCACCGTCGCTGTGGGCGAGGCTCAGACCGAATACGGACTGCAGGCATCGCTCTACGCATTCGACGTCTATGGTGCTGGCTCAGTCGCCCCGTATCCCGTGGACGCAAACGCCACTGCTCCTGCGTACCTGGAGCGGACAGGTATCGACCTCGACGATCTGGGTGTCGATCTGAAGGCCTACAAGCTTCTGCGCGTTGTGTATCCGCAGGCGCGTGTGAACACCACAGGCGGCAACATGCTGCAGATTGCGGTCGGCACTTCTGACGACGTCAACAGTAACGACGCGACCTATGGCCCATGGCAACCCTACGACGGCAAAGAGTTCTACAAGGTAGACGTGAACGCGGCCGGTAAATGGCTGGCGATCAAGCTGCAGTGGAATGACTACCGCGACTTCTCGATCACAGGCTTCGACCTTGATCTGATGACCACAGGACATCGCTAATGGCGAACACGGTCACCTACGTCCCTCGGCCGATGCCGACGCTCGGCGGCGATGCCATCTTCCTTCAACAGGAGTTGGCGTCAATCTCGCAGAGCATCAAGACCATCGTCCGAGAGCTTGAAGAACTTAAAGCGCGCCTAAGCGCTGCCGGAATACCATGAACGACTTTGAGTTTGTCGGGCGGTCTACAGCACATGAGACCCCCGACTACTCTTTCGTCCTCGACGAGTACAGACGACCCGATGGTGAGCAGTTTCTTCTCGCGCACCTGACGTTCTCTCGCTTCACACCCTCGGTGTTCAAGAAGCTCCTGTGCGAATGGCGAACCTTCAGAGAGCGCGTCACTGCGCCCCTCTTCGCGTGCCCTGAGCACGACGACGAGAAGTGGCACAGGTTCGTCACTCGAACAGGATGGAAGTATCTTCTTCACATCAAATGCAACAACGGAGCCATACGGCCCCTCTACATTCATAGGACCACATGTCCCTAGGACCTTCTTCCGACAAGACGGAAACGTCGCAGACGTCCCCTTGGGGCCCGCAGGCCGACGCGCTGACGCAAGCTTTCCAGCAGGCACAGCAGGCCTACCAGCAGACGCAGAACGGAGGCGTTAAGCCCCCGACCGACTACACTGCCGGTGCGAACCAGAATCAGCAGAACACTTACCAGCAGGCCATCGACTTCTCGAACGGCAACGCTGGCACGGCCCAGAGCCAGATCGGCGCAGGCCAGACCGCGATCAACACCGGTCAGACCAACCTCAACCACGCTACCGATGGTCTGAACAGCTTCAACTCGGTCAACTCGAACAACCCACAGTCGCTGATCGACGCCGCGAAGAACTACGCTGCCGGTCAGGACATCCCCTCGCAGGTTAAGCTTGCGATGCAGGGCGCTACCGAACAGGCACGTGACGTCACGATGCCCGGTATCGAGATGGCCGCCGCGAACAGCGGCAACACCAACTCCTCGCGTGCAGGCATTGCGAACGGTCTCGTTCAGCGCGGCCTCGCAGAGCAGTCGGCCAACCTCTCGGGCACCTTGCAGTCGCAGGCGTTCCAGAACGGCCTCACGCT